TACAGTAGTAAAAGATAATATTATTGATTTTCAAGAAGGTAACTTGGTAAGGTTTACAAATGGTGATAGCAAAATATTTTATGGTTATGTATTTACAAAGAAACGAGATAAAAATCAAAATATCACGGTGACCGCCTATGACCAATTAAGGTATTTGAAAAATAAGGATACTCTTAGGTATGAAAATATGACAGCAGGTGAGTTAATAAAGCTACTTGCTGAAAAATTTCAGTTAAAGATAGGTGATATTGCTGATACGGAATACATCATCAAAAAAAAATTAGAAGACAATATTACTCTTTTTGATATGATTCAGAATGCATTGGATGTAACATTGCAGAACAAAAAGAAGATGTATGTATTATATGATGATTTTGGAAAGCTTGTACTTAGAAATTTTGATAATATGCAAGTAGACTTTTTTATATGCAGTGATCATGCGCAGGATTATGATTACACATCTTCAATCGATAGTCAAACATATAATAAAATTAGATTGGCATATGATAATAAGCAAACAGGTAAAAAGGATATTTATGAGGTACATCATTCTACAAATATGAAAACTTGGGGTACATTGCAGTATTTCGAAAAACTGCAACAGGATACGAATGCTAAGGTTAAGGCTGATACTTTGCTCGAATTATACAATAGAAAAACAAGAAATCTAATGGTATCAAATATATTGGGTGATGACAGAGTCAGAGCCGGTTCATTTGTAAAAGTATATTTGGAGTTAGGCGATGTAACGGTTCAAAGTGATATGTTGGTTGAAAAAGCAAAACATAGCTATAAAAATGATGAGCATTTGATGGATTTAACATTACGAGGGGGTGAGTTCGATGCCTAATATGGTTGAACTTATAAAAAAAGCAGCGATGGAAGCCGTAGAAACTTCTAAACCAGCATCTATTGTGTTTGGTACAGTGGTATCGGTGCAACCGCTAAAAATCAATATTGATCAGAAGCTTACGCTTGATGACGACGATTTGATTTTGACCGATCATGTGATTGATTATGATACAGAATTAAGTTTTAATGACCCAAGTATAGAACAATTGGTGAAAATAGGGCAGTATGAGTTGGCCAAAAATGCAACATTGATTAATTATCCAACACCTATAGATAAAACACCTGTTGCACCAGAGGTTAAAACGGAAAACGTTATGGTAAAAGGCTTGTTGTCTTTTGATGAAAAAATAAAACATAAAGTAACCCTGTATAATGCCTTAAGACTAAATGAAAAAGTACTTATGTTAAGAGTACAAGGCGGGCAAAAATATATTGTGTTAAATAGATGGAGGTGAGTCTTTGACACCAAATAAAGATGATTTAGTAAAGGATTTTGTAATAGTAAAACAATCCAGTAAAGGCTATAAAATAAATGATACTAAAAAAAATATTGCAGGTATGACAGATGAACTAGAGGCTGTAAAACAAGCGATATACCTTATATTGAATACCGAAAGGTATCAGTATGAAATATACAGCTGGAATTATGGTGTTGAACTACAGAGTTTGTTTGGAGCCCCACAAAACTATGCTTATCCTGAGCTTAAAAGAAGAATTACAGAGGCACTTGTTCAGGATGATAGGATTAATTCTGTTGACAACTTTTCGTTTGATCATAAAAAAGGAGAAGTCAGCATTCAATTTACAGTGCATACAATTTTCGGCGATATTGATACCAAAAAGGTGGTGAGAATTTAATATGGGATTCGAGGATATAACCTATGAAAGTTTAATGAAGGACAAGTTATTGTCAGTGTCAGCGAATAAAGATAGAAGAGAAAGTAGTGTTATATACAATGCAATTGCAGCAAATTCAGCAGAGACAATACAAATGTATGTTGCTTTAAAGATGCTAGAAAATAGAACATATGCCGATACTGCTGTAGGCAAGGATTTGGAGAGACGTACTTTTGAGCGAGGCATTAAAAGAGAAGCAGCAACCAAAGCTATTCTAAAAGGTGTATTTAAAGATACCAACGGAATAGCTTTTAATATAGCTTTAAATAGCAGATTTTCAGGGGATGAACTTAACTATATTGCTACTGAAAAGATAGAAGATGGTGTATTTAAGCTACAATCCGAAACAATTGGAGAACCAGGCAATACATATTTAGGAACGCTTATCCCCATCAATTATATAAAAGGTCTAGCAACAGCAGAGCTTACAGAACTGCTTATACCAGCAGAAAACGAGGAATCAGATGAGGCTTTAAGAGCTAGATATTTTAACAGTTTTGATAATCAAGCCTTCGGAGGAAATATTGCAGACTATAAACAAAAAACAAATGCTATAGCGGGTGTTGGAGGTACAAAGGTTTATCCAGTGTGGAATGGTGGTGGTACGGTTAAACTCGTTATTATAGATAGTACATATAACATTCCAACCGTTGAACTTATTGAGGCAGTTCAGACGAGTATAGACCCAGAAGCCAATCAGGGGATGGGTTTAGGACTTGCACCAATAGGCCATAAGGTAACCGTTGAAGGTGTAAGGAGTGTTGCTATAAAGGTTACTTCAACTATAGCGCTTAAAAACGGTTATGTATGGGAGGATGTTCAACCTTATATAAATAAAGCTATAGAACAATATTTTTTAGAAATCCGTAAAACATGGGCTGATGAAGATACTCTAATAATAAGAATAAGCCAAATTGAGACGAGAATATTAGCTATAGCAGGGATACTTGATGTACAAAAAACACTTCTAAATGGTGAAAGTTTTAATTTTATCTTAGGTGCAAATGAGGTACCGATACTTGGAGAGGTGATTAAACTATGAAGCCATATTTAGATTATTTACCACAAGTATTAGCGGAGCTTGATGAAATTAAGGAAATAGCAAAGGTCGAGGATATAACATTAGAGGCTGAATGGAGAAATGTTAAAAATATAATATCGGATCAGTGGATTGAATTGTCAACTGAAAGAGGTATTAAGAGGCGTGAGCAGCTGTTAAATATCCAACCATTTGCGGATGATACACTGGAAACTAGACGTTTTAGGATAATGGCTAGGTGGAATGAAAAACTACCTTATACCTACAGAGTGCTTGTAGAGAAGTTAGATATTTTATGTGGGAGAAATTGTTATGAAATGGTTTTAAAACCTAATGAATATGGTTTAACTATAAAAATAGAACTTACCCAAAAAAGAAAGTTTAATGAAGTGCAGGCGCTTTCCAGAAGAATGATTCCTGCTAATATGGTTTTAGTAGTAACACTTAGATATAATCAACATTTTACACTTGCGGGATTTACACATAAGCAATTATCGGCATATACGCATGAACAATTAAGGAATGAGGTGTTAAATAATGTCAACAAATACAACGAAATATAAATTAGTAAAACCTACAGAAGATGAGTATTATGATGTCAATATATTCAATAACAATTCAGATATTATTGATGAAGCATTAGAAGGCCATAATAGTGAACTGGACAAAATAAAGAATGATTTACTTATAGAAACTTATTCTGAAGAATTAACTCAAACAGAAATAAGTTTTGATTTAGGTAAAGGGAAAAATATCGATAATGTAGCGCTAGATGTATCAGATAAAGTAGTAGATGGAATATTTAATTTTAGCATTGAGGGTAATACAGAGAATATACATGCTGTTATTACAAGTGATTTCTTTGGGAAGGTAAGTGGAAGTGTAGTTGAAAATCCTAATAAAATGTATAGTGCATTTAGTAGTACTTTACAGATACCAGCCACTGGATTTAGTGAGTATACAACTCAATCAAAAATAAACAATTTTGTATTGTTGGATAGTATTACTCAGAGTGAAAGTACAACAACAAATGGTGTGATACCACAACAATTATTTTCTTTTAATATTGTAGAAGTGTATGAGAGAAAATATGGAGCAATTCCAATATCATCAACTGGTGTTTCAGCAATAGATTTGGCTAATAAAGTTATTTGGCTGAAATCTAACCTAAAAAATATTGCATGTAATTGGTATGGATATGGGGTATGCCCAACAGGAAATAAAGCTACTATAACATATTGGTCGTCTAAAGTATCAACTTGGTTTACTGGAATAATTACTAATAAAAATAATTCTGCAACACCTATAATTGCTAATATGCCTTTGTTCACGATTACAGTAGGTGATTTAATAGACAGTAATGGATTTGTTCATCTACTTGCTTATACAGATGCATCAAATGGAACTATAGTAAGTACGATATATACTGATTATATATCGTTAGATATCACATTAAATCCTAGATATGAGAGCACAGGATGGAATAAAAATGACCAGAGTAACAATAAGGTAGAAGTACTGACAAGAGGTAAAAACTTATTTAATAAATATGATATGTGCAGTGGTGGAATATCTTTTTTTGTTGGTAAATTATTTGAAGATAGTCTTTACTATAATAATGCAAGATTAAGAAGTACAAAATTAGTCGAAGTAATTCCAAATAAAACTTATTCTTTCAATGTTCCAATAGGATACAATTTAGTTATTCTACAATATGATTATAATAAGAGAGGTGTATACGATAATAAATGGTATTATTATGATTCAACTGTTACATTTTATGATAATACAAGATACGTTGGTTTTCTATTAAGAAAATCAGATGACTCAAAAATAACTCCATCTGAAATATATAATATAAATATGCAATTTGAAGAGGGTTCAGTATTAACAGAGTATGATATCTATAGAGAAAGTAGACAGGTACTTAT